TCGAAAGCGCGATAAACATTTCCCAAGACCCGAACGCCACACCTGAGCAGACGGCAGCGGCTTGGACTGATGCCGCCGTTGTAAATCCGGTATTCGCGGCATTGCTTGCCAAGCAGGTAAAGGGCCCGACTGGAAAACAGGCGGCTATCAACGCGCTGGTGGAAACACTAAAGCAAGAGCCTGCGCTTAACCCAAAGCAGGCCAGCCCGCAACGTCAGACTGGATTTCGCTTGGACACCGGCGAGAATGTGCTTGGCACGCCCGAGCTTCAAGGATTGGCCGACCGCGCTTTGCAACAGGGGCGCAATCCAGTTTTAGACCGTGGCGAGCTTCCAGCGATTGAGCAGATTCGGCGGGAATTAAACCCACCAGAGATTTCGCTGACTGAGCCGACGCGGCTTGCGGAGCGCATCGAAGGCGGTGGCGAAGCGCCTTACGGCAAAACCAGCTTCATGCGCGAGGGTGAAGCGCCGACTACGCCACGGACGCAAGCGGCGCGAGAAGTAGAATCCCTCCGAGTCGCTGAGGTTCGCCCTACCAACGAGTCAGTCTTGCAGATGACTCCCGAGCAGTATTTCGACCTGAGCCAGCAATGGGCGAAAGACTCCATGGCGGGTAAAGGTGAGACGGTTCAGGTTCAAGCCGAGCTTGCGGCTTTGCGCGACCCCAATATCCAGAAGTGGAAGGATGGTTACGCAAAGGCCGCTGAAGATGCCGCCGCTGTAAAAGCGCAAATCAAAGCCAACCCTCAATCAATGGCCGACCCGAACGTACAAAAGCGTTTCGGCGGTGCAGCGCAAAAGGCGCAATTCTTTTCCGAGGGCTTGAAAGTTCTGGAAGGGACTGAGCCCAACGCAAAGACGAAAGCAGCTTTGGAGAGGGAGCAGTCTTTGAATGCAGGCGAAACCTACGAAATGGCCGAACCTCCCGCCCTAGCCGAAGTCCAAAAGACTGTCGCCGATCTTAACGCCGAATTTCCAGGAGGTTTGAAAGTCGAAGTTGTAAACGATTACAACCTTTTGCCCGACACCGCACACCAGACCGCCTATCGCCAAGGCGCAAATCCGATGGGGATTAAAGGCTTCGTTGACGGCAAGAACGTCTATATCAACCGGGCGATGCTGGATAACGTCGCCGAGGCTCGTCAAATCTGGTTGCACGAGCAGGCGGGGCACTTTGCAACCGACCGAATTTTGGGCGAGAAGCTGAACAAGTTCATGAATCAGGTTCATGAGTCGTTCACGGCAGACCCTTTGATGGTCGAAACTCGCGGGCTTTACAAGAATGCCGATGCGGTTCGCTTGGGTCGTGAGTTTGTGGCGCGACTGGCGGAGAATCCGAAGGAGAATCCAAGCGCGTGGAACAAGGTCGTTGCTCAATTCCGTTCGTGGCGACAGTTTGGCCGGGATCGAAAATCTGCATCCCCTCTTTTTCCAGTGCCGCAATTTCAGCGTCTATCTCAGCCATCTTTTCCGGCGACATTGTCATCTGCGACGTGGGATTGCGTTTAAGTGATTGAAGCGCGTTGATCTTCCCCAGAATCACCTGCTTTTGAAAGCTGTCGCCGCGAGTGTCCGGCTTTGTCGGCGCGGTGAATATTTCCTGCGTGCTGCCAGTGCGCGGGTCAACACTGACAAGCTGGTTTCCAAACTTGTAGGTTCGCGGTGCCGGTGCAGGCCGCTCAGTTGCCATCCCTCCGCCACTGAAACGCTGCAACAGTGGGTCAAGCAATTCACGCCGCAATGCCTCTGGAGAGTCAGGGCTATCCATTGCCGACCCCGGAATAAAGCGCGGGTCTTGGCTTCGGGTTTCGTATTGCGACATCGCCTCACCCCATTGCTTCCCAAAGTCGTCAGCCACCCGATACGACAACCCATCTTCCGAAAAGCCGTCGTTTCGTCGCGCTGGAAGCCTTGTCCGGCGCAACTCGCGTTCAAAAGGGTCGATTAGTTCAGCCATAAAATTAAGCCCACCATTCGCGGTTTTGAAATCCACCGGGGACATACCCACGATTGCCGGTCATTGAAAAACCGAACTTTCTTGGACGGTTGCGCTCAATCATCTGCTCCTCGTTATCGCGGCGGGCCAAATCTTCGCGACGGCGGCGGTCGTTAAACTCGGCGTCGAATTGATCGGATTGGATTGCTTGTCCGGTCGTCGGCGCGACTGTGCCGCTGTATCCGGTGAGCATTTGAATCAGGTTGTCGAAGCCCTGTTGCTTTTGTCGTTCGGCATCTTGACCATACAAATCATAGCCGAGTGCGCTTGACACTCCGCTGTTTGGCATTCCAGAGGTCGCGCCGAAGTAAGCTGCCTTCTGACGCGCTGGCCCGGTTGATGGCATTCCGGTCAACTGCTGTCCGATGTTGGTTGACGCGGAAGATGTCAGGTTGTTGAAGCCCGGGATGTATTTTGAGTAGTCTAAAATTGGAAGCGCCATAAGTCAGATTGGTGAAGTTAAAATTGAGTTACTGCCAGCGATGTTTACTCGCACCGACAATTGATCCGATGGGGACTTGTTCCGAAGCTCAAAATTAAGCTCGTCAATCGCGGCGGCAAACATCGTGCGCGACAACTGCATGTCGTTCGCCTCGCGGGCGCGAATGCTTTGAATCATCATGGCAAGCGCATCAAAATTCGAGATTAGTAAAAAGTCCTCGTCGCTTACCACCGGGACGAACTCCAGCTTTACCAAAGCCTCAACCTGATAGCGGGTTTCTTCGCCGTCGTTGCGGCAGCAGCTTCCCACACTCGGAATCCGCATGTGCCGATAACTCGGATTTGTCTCGCTCGGTTCGTAAGCGGCAAGCATTCGCAATTTGCCTGTGGTCGTGTCGTATTCGTAAAGATACGCTGGCGAAACAGTTGATTGACGAACTACGGAATCAATCTTGGTGACAAGTTCTGTCGTTTGAGCAATTGGAGTCGCGGCGGTGATGGTTAGACCGTTTACTGTAACGCCGTCAATTTGTTGCTGCAATGGTTGACCGCCGTATTTCTTTCCGTAAATGGTAATTGTTTTCCCTAAGTCCTCCACGTTTACAACATGGTAGCGTATCAGCTTCCCGGTGTTGCCTGATACTTGGTTGAAGATCGGAACGCTATTGGTGTCGATTGCATCGGGGAGATAGCCAGCGTATCCGCTCGCGTTGTAGCCGTATCCGTACGCTCCCGTACCCCAACCTCCGTAAACTCCGTCACCCCATCCGTTGCCGTAGCCATTGCCGTAGTTTGGAGCAAGGATGGCCCACCAGTGATTTCGGATGTCGATGTAGTCTCCGCAGGCAGGACGCAGCCCCAATACAGTCCCGACATAGCGAGGGAAAACGCAATCGCAAGACGTGGTGCAAAGTCGCATCAAGACCTCTTGCCCAACCCAGCCGCCACGATTCATCAGTTGGCGCGTCGCCTCGTTGATGTAGTCGCGGTATTGATTGCCCGTCGCGCACACGCCCGCAATCTTTTGGATCGCAGAATCATCCCGCGCGTTTTTAAGCTGATAGGTGAACGGGCCGCTCATTTGAGTTAATCCTTACTCCAATTTTTCGTTTATGGCAATGTGGTTCATGATTCTAGGCGCAGGTAAAGCTAGCCACCCACGCTGTTTCATCTCCCGGATTGCCGTCTCCTGGTCTTACAATTAAAAAAACTCTTATGGTGTCATACAGCCCGTCTGGAAGCGCCGGGATCGCAAAGTCAATATCCTGAGATGTGGTAAATGGGCCGACTGAAAGCAGGACTGTGCTTGGTATGACGCTGCCGGATTGGTGAATTATAACCTCGCAGATAAATTCGTTGTTTCCAATGTTGGAGGTGATGTCTATGGAGAAGTTTCCAGTTGCCGCATCCCCGGTATATGTGTGGTAAATCACCGCATCCGAGAATGTGCCGGACGGGCCAGTTTCGGTAATTTCCCAATTTGCAGACGAGATGTTTCCGTTTGAACTTAGTGTGTCAATCACCGGGTCTGAGAATGGAACGCAAACAGACACGGCGATAACCTCAATTGTAAACGCTTTGATGCACTGTTGAGTTGGCGTCTGAACGAACACGGCAAACGAGGATGTTCCAATGGCTGTCGGGATGCCGGTTATTTCACCTGTGGCGGTATTCAGGACAAGCCCAGCCGGAAGGCTTCCACCAGCCATTCCCCAGATGATTGTGCCGACCATTCCGGTTTGCGCCAGCGTAGTCGAATAGACTACACCGATAGTTGCGTCAGCTAGCGGTGATGCCGTTGTTATGCCAGCAACAGCTATCGTATAAGTCCTTGTAACCGTCACTCCGTTTGCTGCGGTTGCAGTAAGAGAAAAGCTGTAAGTTCCCGCCGTCGTTGGCGTGCCGTAAAAGAATGCCGTCGTTGGGTTGACCGCAAAAAGCGTTATCCCGGGCGGCAGTGTTCCAGTTGTGTAAAATGAAACCGGCGTGCTCGTCGGGTTGGTTGTCGCCTGAACTGATTGGTCGTAGATGCGACTCAGGCAGGCTCTCGGCAATAACTCCCCAAGCGAAATGGTGGCGTTCGGAGGTTGATTTGGAGGAAGCACATCGCAAATTGCCTGCTGTTGAGCGACGGCTTGAATTATTTCGTTTGTAGCCGCTGTGATTTGAGCCTGAGTTGCGGTCGCTGGAAGTGTAATGCTTACCAACGACTGACATCCCTGCATTGACAGGTAAATCGGCTCGCCCGGATTTTGAGGAATATTTGGAAACGTGAATTCTCCCGGAGGATAGGTGATGATTACTGGCTCGCCCGGAGTGCAATTTCCGCCAGGAGGACAGGTCACAACAACAGTTATCGGAGTTCCATTGAAGTAAAGCGCATCCTGAAGCGAGAACGACTCGGCATCGGGAGCAATACCCGTGCAGTCGTTCGTTTGGCAACCTGATGGCAAAATGTTCATGCGCTGATATTGCACCGAGGCGGCTGAAATTGTGGCGTCGGCTGGGTTACGCCAGCAACACGCAAATAAAGCAGACGGCACATTCCGGTGAAAACCAATCTGACTTGAAAAGTTCTTCCAAATCGAGCAGGCGCATCAATAGCATCGTTGCATGGCGCAACCTTTGGCTCGCCAAATCCCAACCTTGGGAAGTAAAGCGGCTTCGAGTTTTCAGCAGCGCAGACGGTGAACTCATGCCACGGTATCCAGCAGGATTGCGCCCCGTAAGCTCCGTATTGATCCGGCTTGTAGAATGCCTGCACGCGAACGGTGCGCCGAACCTCGTCTATTGAAATCTCGCCGTTGTTGAGTTGGAGAAAAACATTCTTTGGTTTTACATCCTCCCGGAACAACGATGCGGTTTCAATCGACCAAGTAATAGGCACGTCGCCGTTATCGAAATGTAGATCGCCAGTTGGAAGCAATTCGTAAATCTCGATTTTAGACAACGTGACATTAAAAGTGAATGCGAAGGCTCGCGGCACTCCGTTGAAAAGTCCCCGGGTTAATTGTAATACATTTAATCCCGTCCATTGACCGTCGTAGGCCGCTTGGTCTTTGGCTCTCAGATGGCTCAGTCCGTCCAGATTCATCGCGACCAAGCTGGTGTGAAAAACACCTTGGGAAGATGCCTGCGGAGAGGCGGTAAACAAAACTCGGTTGTCGAAGTTGATGGCGCTGCTATAAGGCAAAAGCTGGGGATTGTCCCGACTGAACACCCGTTGCATTTCTTCCGAAATTGGCGTGTTGCCGCTTAGCGAAGAAGTGAATTGCTGTCGTGCGATGACGAGCGATCCAAGCCCAACGGTAGAGCGAAATTGAATATCGCTGTTTACGTTGATGGTGGAATTTTGAGCGAGCGGGCCGCGACCAATCAAAGCGTACGTCAGGATCGGGCTGCCCTTGAGAATGATGGCTGCGATATTCGCCGGGTCAACTGGCGCGACACAGCTAAAGATGTAACGCTCAGTTCCGACCATCAGCGGACCCTGCCCCATGGACACATCCAGATTTGCGGAAAAGGACATCGACGTAATAACATCGCCAGCCGAAGGAATGCGAAAGTTTCCGCTGCCAAAAGTGATGTTGGTTGTCTTGAGAACGGCATCCCGAAATTGATACGCTGGGGTGCCTGACGGAGACCCGGAAATGTCGCTGCAAACAAAACTGATGCCGTCCACCAACGAAACCCAATTCTGAGCGTGTCCATAGGCTCCCATGCGACCCGCTGGAAGCTCTGGAACACTTATGATTTCTGCATTGGTGAAATTGCCCGCCGTCGTGTTTGAAATGTTGATTACGGTTAACGCAGTTCCCCCTGGCGCTGGAGGAACTGCGGTCAACTTGTATTGTCCTACGGCTCCGATGTAGGCAATCTGGCCCGCTGGCCCGGTGAACGCATTGCTTAGAGTCAACTGAACTGTTCCACCGATTGCCGGAGCGATAACACCTACGGACTCTGTGCCGTAAACCACGTTTGGAGAGCTTCCACCGGAGTATTGAATCTGAGTTCCGGCTGGCAGGTTTGAATAAGTTCCAGCCTGAAGCGCAACGATGTTTATTGTGTTGCCGGAAGAAATGTTCACATACCAGATTTTTCCAAACACAATAATCTGCGAGAACAGCGCTCCTTCAAACGGTGCCGTCAGAGTTAAAAACGTGTTGCTGATTGTAGCGAAAAACGAGCCTGCTCCGGCGAATGGAGACGCAAGAACGCCTGCAATTGATGGTCTGGCGATGACCTCGGTTCCGACTGGAATCGGAGTGCCGGGAACGTCGTACAGGCTTTCCGCATCGACCAAGTATCCGCCCGCGTTTTCAATCGGTTGGTAGTATTCTCCGTCGATTAAAACAGGCACGTTGTATGGGCCTGTATATGGGGCCGTGAGGGTAAGCGTCGCCTGCTGTCCTGCCACAACCGGCTTTGCGACCGGCCCGGCATCTTGCGTTGCCAGAACTTGAGTTGGCCCATAGCTGCGTCTTGAAGTGACACCGTCCCAGAATATCGGCAGGCTGATGCCATCGTTGACGATGACGAAATTTTCAGCCTGCCAAAGCCATGCCTGAGTCGCTGTCGCCGGGTTGGGATCGCCGGGAATCGTAATCTCGGTTACGGTGATGACATCGCCCGTAACTTGGAATTGGAAAAGTCTGCCGCTGATTTGTGCTATCTGTGATGGGCTTCCAGAATCAGGACGGTAAGCCTCTGGTAAAGCCCCTTGAAATAATCCTTGCTCGACAGCCTCTTGGACTTCAGGTGAGGGGTAAACGATGTCGAGTTGTTTAGTGAATGGAGGGCGACAAGTGGCGAATCCGTCGCGGACAGTTACGTTGGAAAGATAAGAGGCTTGGGTTTTTTCGAGCAGCAGCGGGGCGATACCGCTATTCATCCCGTCATGCAGGATGTCTATGGCGTCATAAACTGTAGCGCTCTTAAATGGCTGACTATCGGACACACGTTATTTTGGTTTGTGAAGTTTTAGCAACTCAACCACGCACGCCATTCCGCATGAGCGCGTCATGTGCGGAAAAAACATAAGCCATAGGCGCTCGATTGAAGCTTCATTCATATTAAACAGTTTGGTCAAACAACTTGATTGCCACGATTGAAGCCTCACTTGTATCGAGGCTTCCCGCCGTCGGGATTACGCTGATGTCGCCCCAAAGCTGAATGATGTCGTCGCTGTTCGTGGTCGTATAAATGATCGGCTGCAAATCAATCACGTCGAGCGTGTAAGTCAATGTGGTGATAATTTCAGTGAGAAATTGCGCTGAAGAATTTCCGATGTCGGCGGCAGTGTTGTTTGTCCGACGAAGCTTCAATGTGCCGGTTCGCACCGCCGCAAAAGTTGCACCTGTGTAATCAATACGAGCGCGGGCCAGAAGCAACCATACTCCCGGAGACGTGATGACCAAACTTGGATCGGTTGTCCCGAAATTGAGAAGGGCTGGAGTGGCTGTCAGTTGATAGGCTGTTCCAGCGGCGTAGACTGAAAGATTTGCCCCACCGACTCCAAGGGCAGCGCGGGCTAAAGTTGCGGTAGTCGTTCCGGTGCCGCCGTCAGCGATTGCGATTGGGCCTGCGGGTTGAGTGCCGGACGGGACGAGCATACTTCCGCTGGCGATAACTGATGCGGGCGCAGAGTCTCCGCTATAACCAAGAAATTCCAATTCGATTGAGGTCGCGGCAGGTTTTGAAATTACCTCGAAATTTCCTTTATCAGTGCCGTCTCCAGAGAAAACATTTTGACCTACCGCGAACATTGCTGAACTGGCGACAAGCACTGTGACGTTTGCGCCGATGGCGGGGAGCGTTAAGTCCTCAGCAAGCGTCGTGTAGGCCGATACGCCATTTTGGCCAGCCGCGCCAGCCGCGCCATTCGTTCCTGGGGCTCCAGGAATTTCTGTTATGATCGGTTGACACGGGGCACAGCAATCACCTACGGCACTCATTTGATAACGTATTTACTACCAAACTGCAATCCGCACAAGTGATTTGTTCATCACGTTGACAGCCTGATAAGCACTGACATAATAATTTCAATGTCTAAGATCATAAGATATGGGATGAAGTTTGACACGTCCCTTGAGGACGAGAACGGCAATCAGATTTGGGACGAACTTGGAATCCAGATATGGTGTGCTCGCAAATGTCAGGAGAACCCAAAGAAGTGGCTGGACGAGCACGGGCTTACGGTTTCGCAATGCTTCGAGAACATCCGAAAAATAATATGGCCCGAGCTTGACGACCATCGCTGGCATAATCTCTGCCGGGACGAGATTCTTTCGCACAAGGTTTGCGTGCTGATGGGGCCTGGAAGCAGCGGCAAGACTTTTTCCGCCGCATGGATTTCTTTGGTTGATTACTGGCTGCATCCAGAAACCACCTGCGTCTTGGTTTCATCCACCGATATTCGCGGATTGAAAAAGCGGGTATGGGGAGAAATAACAGATTTGTGGGAGCGCGGAGTTGAGAGGTTTCCTAAACTTGCAGGACACTTGCTTGATAGCGCCATCGCAATCACAACCGACAACATGGATGACTGCGATCCCGGAGAGCGAAAGGCCCGCGACATGCGGAAAGGGCTGTTTGGAGTTCCGACTGTTTCTGGTGGAAAATTTTTAGGTTTGGCTAAATTTGTTGGCATCAAGCAAAAGCGAATGCGACTGGTTGCTGATGAGTGCTTCCCTGCCGGAACTATGGTTGATACTCCATCCGGCCCACAAAGAATTGAATGTCTCAATGTTGGAGATTTAGTTTTTAACTGTCTTGGTGTTTGCAAGATCAGAAGGACTATCAAAAAAAGAACCAACAAACTGGTTCGTATTACGGTGGCGCCTGGGAGAGAAATAATATGCACCCCAACACACCCCGTATTAACTCGATCAGGATGGAAAAGTGCTTGCCATGTTCTTCAAGGTGATGTTATGGTTGATACCTATGAGGCCATGTGTTGTTTGCGAGAAGATGTTTCATCCGTCGGGAACGAGTTCGGTAAGATGCGATCCCTGTCGTCAGAAAGAGAGAGAATCAAGCTGCGTTCAATGCGGCAAGGTTTTCACAAAACGCTATCCCGCTCAGAAGCAAAATTGTTGCAGTCGATCCTGCTCGTCGAAGCGAACTCTATTAAACCCAGAATTTCAGAAGAAGTTTTATTCAAAGGATCGTTCTTTGAAGATTTCCGCCACTCGCAAAAAGAATGCCGAGGAAAACCCGGAAGCCTATCAAGAAATGAGACGAAAACTGGCCGCTGGAATGGAGCGATATATGGCTTCCCTAACGCCAGAGCAAATGCTGGCGCGTCGGAAACATATGAGCCAGCTTCTAAAGAGTATTGGCCACAAGCCGAAAATTCGAGGCGGAAACGGAACTGGAATGACCAAAGCGGAGGCGGTTCTGAAAAAGGAAATGCCAGAGCTTGTTTGGAATTATGCCATCAAAACAAAGCAACCTTTGGGAAGCGGTTTTCCGACGTGCTACAAGGCGGATTTTGCAATCCCGGAATTGATGATCTGTGTGGAGGCGGACGGGAACTCACACAACACAATAGAGCGAAAGGCTCAGGATATAAAAAAGACAGCGTTTCTGACGGGAATAGGGTGGTTAGTATTGAGATACACGAACAAGAGAATTTTAGAGGACACGAACTCAGTGGTGATGGAGTTGAGGTCTTTAATCTCGAAGTTGAAGGACACCCCTCGTATTCCGTAAACGGATTCTTGGTTCACAACTGTTCCATGATGGGGGAGACGTTTTTATCGGCATTCTCCAACCTTAATAAGAATGAGGACTTTCGCGCCATCCTGAGCGGAAACCCAAACGACCCGCTTGACCCACTTGGTAGAGCGGCTGAACCATCCTCGGGTTGGTCTGACGATTACATGGAGCCAACCAAGACGACTTGTTGGGATACTCGATTTATGAATGGTAGGTGCGTCAACCTTATTGGCACCGACTCGCCAAATTTCGATTACCCTGAAAACGAGCCGACACGCTACAAATATCTCATCAGTCGAGAAAAGATTGCCGACACTCTTTCGTTTTTTGCCAAGGACTCTATTGAGTTTTTCAGTCAATGTATCGGGACCATGAAAATCGGGACGATGGCCCGACGTGTTTTAAGCCGGTTATCTTGCAGGCAAAACAAGGCTCAAGAGCAGGCTGTTTGGCTTGGAGGTCAAAGAACAAAAGTTTATTTCGTGGATGCTGCGTACGGCGGAGATAGGTGCGTTGGAGGCTCTGCTGAGTTCGGTAAAAATGTGGACGGGATTCAGGTGTTGAGCTTCAACGAGCCGCGCATAATTCCAGTTATTGTCGGGAGCGATGTAACTCCAGAATATCAGATTGCCTATGCGGTTCGTGAGGACTGCGAGCGAGAGGGGATACCGGGGGATTCAATGGGACACGACGCTACCGGGAGAGGCAGCTTGGGCACTGCTCTTGCAAAAGTATGGAGCGCCGACACTCACCCGATTGATGCCGGTGGGCGACCTACTTCAAGGCCGGTGAGCTTGGACATAACAGTTTTCGACGAGACGACTAAGCAGAAGCGACCCAAGCGATGCGACGAGGAGTATGACCGCCTAACGTCGGAGTTTAATTTTCAGGTCGCTATGGCAGTTGAGAGCGGACAAATTCGCAATCTTCCAGATGAATCAATGGAGGAGTTTTCATTGCGCCGATGGGAGCGAGTGAAGGGAGGCAAGAAATCGGTTGAGCCGAAAGACAAGCCTAGCACCGATCCTAAAAAACAAGGCTTCAAACAGCGTGTCGGAAGAAGTCCCGATATGGCCGATTGGGCCGCTGGCATCGTCGAGATGGCTAGACGAAAGGGGTTCGTCATCTCGAAACTTGGAGGAACTGAAAAACCAACCAAGCCCCGCGACTCCTGGCTCATCAAAGACTCCGCCGCGTTAATCCAAGACCAGCTAGACCGGCAACTCGAAAAAGTTTGACAGCCGCGCCTTGTTTGATATTTTATTTTCAAGATGTCGAAAGAAAGCCCTAGTTGTGACCGAGCAACGTAAATGAGCATCGTGAAAACAAGCGAAGGTAAGCAGGTTAGAGTCCTGCAATCGACATCTTATTAAGAGCGTGAGTAGATTGGAAACTTATCTGGCAAATGTATTGCAAGACATGCCTACGCGTGATGATTCGGCATTGAGCGAGAGCGGACAGCAACAGATGATGCAGGTTCAAATCCTGCCGCGACCCGATCTTTCCCTTCTTGACATTTTTCTTTCACGCCTTAAAATCTTGAAATAAATGAGTCAACCCGAAGTCAAATGCAGTTGTTGCGGTGGCAAAGGTCATCGGCAGCTTACGAAAAAGCTGGCGGTAAGTCTGCGGGCGGCGATTGAGCTAACCAAGGCGAAGAAGAATTTCAGCGCGTCGGAATTGGGATCGGCGGCGGGTTGCAAGCCGGACGTAGCCCATCATCGCGTTCAGCGCATGATTGAGTTGGGGGTTTTGAAGAAGGTGCCGAAGGTGACTCCGGCGAGATATGCGGTGGGTTAGATTTTGAAAGTGCTGGCCATAATAAACGCTTTGGCTTTATTGATTGCTCGACTTCGAGACTCGTTGGAGTCCACTAAAAATCGGAATTGCTTCTTTATGACTCCACCTTCACGGACTTGAATAGAGCTTGTTGAGTTCAAATTCCTGCCAGCCTTTCCACCGCTTGTTGGTTGGTGGATTTCATAAACTCCAATTGACTTAATCTTCATACCCCCTCAATCGGAATCGTATCCATCTCCGCCAGCTTATCGCCAAGCTTTTTCAGCCTGACGTTTTTCAATCGCTTGATCTTGCGGAATTGTTTATCCGCCGCCTCGCGATGCTGGCGAAGTCCCGTTAAG